ACACGCCTCGTAGTGGGGCGAGGTGCAGTAAAAAACCTTGGCTTCCAGCGGTTGAACTTGAGGTTCCATGTTTGCCTTTCAAAAAGCGGCCGGCCCGCTTGGAGGAGCGAACCGGCCAGTGCGTTTGTTTTGTTTAAGCCGCCCAGCCAGTCACGTTGTAGAGACGGGCGTGGTATTTCTCGTTGTGAATTTCCTGCCCGATCTCGGACAGGTATTCGTCGGCACGGCGATCGCCGCCGTCCTGGATCACGTCTTCGAGGTACTTGGTATCGCGGTTGACGCCGTTCTCGTTCAGATACCGGATCTGGATCTGGTCGAGGTCGAGCGCCAGAGCGTTGCCGGCGAATCCGTTCAGAGCGGATACGCCGTCTTCGAGCATCCAGTCACGCACCAGAAGGAAATCGCCATGACCGGTCTTCATGCGATTCACGTTTACGCCCATCACCTTCTCATTCGGCGAGATCATCAGGTGCTGTTGGGCGAACTGGTTGATTGCCGAGATGACAGTGGGGGATGCGAGCAGAACCTTTTCGGAACTGCCGTACCGGAACGCCATCTGGCTGAAGCGCTCAATGGTCCCACGGGTGAGTGTGCCATTGGCGTTGAACACGTTGGTGGTGATGGTCCCGAGCAATCCCTGCGTGGTGCGAATGGGGTTGCCGGTCGCGCCGCCCGTGAGATCTTCACCGGGGCCGCCGAACAGGAACGCGCGGTTGATCGAGATCTTGTGCTCGGCCGCTTTCTCGAACCGGAGCCGCTGCAATTCATCGAGTCCGTAGACCTTGGTTGCGCGGGAGGTGTTGGTGAGGTTGATCACCGTGCGGAAGATCTGCGTGTAGCTGGTCTTCTCGACAGGGATCGTGGAACGCATTGCGGGAAGCGCCGCGCCTTCCTCGTATGCGGTACCGGCGAAGGTCAGTGCCGCGCCAGCGCCGATGGTGGTAGCCGATGTGCCTCCTTGGGCGCGGACCACAGTGAGCGTGTTGGTCGAAATCGAGACCACGCGAATCAGTTCCGGGGCGGTGGCCGAGGTCACCACCTTGGGAACGACAAACATGTCGCCTGGCTTGAAGAGCGTGCCGTCGGTGACGACGAGGGCTGTGTCGCCGGTCGTTCCGGTGGTTGCGCCCATCGTGGTCCAGCGAGCACAGTAGTCCGATTCGAACCACGTGTACTTGGTGGAGTAGCAGGCTTTCTTCTTGTTGAGCTTGTTGAGGAACGTGATCAGCGGTTGCTTGTCGGGCTCAAGATAGAAAATCTTGGGCGCAACGTCACGTACATTACGTGCTTCGCTGATGATTTGTGCGGTAGAGCGTTGGCCTACGATCTGGGCCATATAGAAATCTCCCTAAAGAGCCCTCTTATTTTCGGAAGAGGGAACTGGCGGACTGGCCAGACAAAACTCCGCCTGTTTTGCTGAGGTCCGCAATAAACTGGTCATCAGCAGACAACGGTCTGCCGCTTCCTTTGGAGCTGCCCGCATTGACCTGCTGGCGCACGCGGTTCTGGGCAATGTCTTCCTTGGCGCGCTGCCCGCCAGCCTTGAAGATCTGGCTGGCCTTCTTCATGTTGAGACCGCTCTCGGACTGCCGGATGTAATGCCGCACAGCGGCCTTGGTCCTGGCGATCCAAGTGAGCACCGGATCCTCGCGATTGATATCGAGAATCTCCGGGTTCTCTTTCACGATTCTGCGCATCGCGTTTGAAGGGTATTTCTTGCCGTCGAACTCAATCTCCCCTTCGGTGACAAACATCTCGTCAAGGGCTTTGGCCCAATTCGGATCTTTGCGAAGTTCGGCGAGCGCCGTGACTCGAGCGCGGGTGTCGGCCTCGTCCGCCGTTCTCTGCTCGTGGCTCTGAAGCACGGGAGCCAGATCGGTTCCCTTCAGATCCTGCAAAGCACGGTAGACAAGAGCCTGCACCTGCGGCATCACAATCGCTTGGGCGCGCCGGGTGAACACGGCAGCGTCGATGTTGGCGACAGCCCGTGCGTCGCCTTCGGCGTAAGCCTTGTTCAAATCCTTCACGGCATCTTCGGGGGACTGCCAGTGGTCATAGCCATCGCCGAACCGCATGGACGGCACACCCTGCTCTGGCACCCGTGTGGCAGGAACAGGTTGAGGCGCTGCGGTCTCGGACTGCGGGCTGTAGAGCTTCTTCTCGTAATCGGTCAGGTACTCCGAGGTGAGGAGTTGCGTCTTCAGTTGGCCGATATAATCGTCTGCGTCAGCCTTTCGCTTATCCGCCATCAGCATGCGATCGAGGATCTTGCGGTCGCGCTCGGACTGGAGATCCAGCCCAAAGTCCTTGACAAGCTGGTCGATCTGCTTCTGCCGCTCGGGGTCTACGGTGGCTGCTGCCTGCTGGGGTTCATCGCTTTCCGTTGCAGGCTCGGCCGCTTCGCTGTCTCCGAGGTCGGCTGCTTCGGCTTGAGGTTGTTCGGGCGTTGGATCAGCGGCCTGTTCTACCGGATCGGCGGGATCGGAGAACATATCGCTGAGCAATTCCATCCCGGTCGCGCCGCTGTCGGCCGAACCGGAAGAAACTGACTGGCTTGGTTGCATTTAGCTATTCACGCTGCGCAGCGCTTCCCGTGAAGCCCGCGCTCCTTTCAAAATCTATGCGGCGTCCTTCAGCGCTTTCCTCGAAAGCTTTCTGAATGCCTCGGGGAGCGATTGCCACGCCTTCATTTCGCCGCGGGCGAGGCAGGTTCCATGCAGGCTGCCGCCCTCGATCGCTTTATTCATCTGCCGCTCGCAGAGCCTTGCGTAATCGGCGGAGATGTGCGCGACCAATTCTTCAAATTCCTTGGACTCGCCCAGTTGATAGGCGAGCGCGCGAAGATGATCCTTCACTGCGGTCCTCCCGCCAGCGGATTGATCCCTTTCGCTGCGGCGTAAGCGCCCGCGCCTGCATCTATCGGAGGCGGCATCATGGGCGGCGGAGGCTCGCTCGGAGGCGGAGCGCCGCTCGGCATCGGACCTGCGCCAGCCTGCATCCCGCCAGGATCTGGCGGTGGGGGCATCGGGGTCATCGCAAGGCCGGGGATTGGAGCCACTTCGATCTCGGCGGCTTTGAAAACGGCCGATCGTTCTTCCGGTGTGAGCAATTCCAACTTCGCGCTCACGGAAATCGACGGCTTCACCACCGGGGGCGGCGGTTCGGGTGGCGGCATCTGCTGCGCCCACTGCTGGAGATTGCGACCTTCGCCCAGCGAGATCAGGACGTAATCGCGGAGGTGGTCCTGGTTGACGTTCGGCGCACCCTTGAAGATGCCGAACATCGTCTGCGCCTTCTGCTGCTTCGATTCGTCGTCGTCGGCCAGTGTCGAGCCGCTCTCAACGATGATTTCGCCGTCCGCTTGGAACAACTGCGGCGTAACCTTTGTCCACTCCTCGCGGAACGGGTCGCGATCCACGCTGTACGAGCGGTTGTACCGGCTCCCCTCGAAGTCGAACGGCTCCGTCAGTTCGGAGCGGTTCAGCATGAACATCATGTTGGCGTCTTCCTCGAGCGAAGACAGGCGGAACATATCGTTCAAGTCCTTCGTCAGCACGTCCTGGTTGTAGGCCATGATGCGCGCACCGGTCGCCGTCTTCCCCTGCTGCGGATCAACCCCGGCGTTGTTCGACATGTTGTTGTCGCCGGTCATCATCATGATCTGGCGCTGGATAGCGCTCTCGTCATTCAGAGTGGAGGCCATCGACGCCTGCGCCGGTCCCTCGTTGAGGATCCCGATGCTCTGCGGGCCGTCGCGGGCCAGCAGCATGCGCATCCCCTTGCCGCGAGGCATTACCTTGTCGGCGTTCTCGTAAATTTCTTCGTCCGTTGTCCACATGTAGGGGCGGGCGAGAGAATTGGCGAGGTCTGTGCGGATGCAGGCGTTGCGCGAGTGTAGTTCCTGGAGGCCGCGCATGATTCGTGCGGTCGAATCACCGATTCCCCCTAGCAGATTGTCGATAAACACCAGATCAGTGAACGGAATCTTGCCCTCGAGGTCGTAGGGGTGCGGAATCTCACCAATGTAGTGCTCGTCGTCCTCACACATGAGCCGCCAGACCGGTTTTTCACCGGGCACGTGCTCCTCGGTGACGACCCACGCCGCAGCACCCTTTTGCGCACCGTAGATGTCGTTAAACAACTCCGTCCGCCCAGCCGCGTCACCCATTCGGCTACGGAAGTTG